AGTAAACGCTCTTTAAAATCGCTTTGTGAGCGTTTTTCTAGTACATCAATGTAAGAATCCATTAATTCACCCATTGCCACAGGTTTGATTTCTGTTTTGCTGACAAGGAGCTTTTGAATTTGATTTAACGCTTTTTGAGTTAATTCATTCACTTGGCTTTCATTGCGAGCTTGTGACATTTCGCCAGCGAGTTTAAGCATTGTTTGTTGAGCGGAACGGTTTACCCAAGAAGAATGGATTTTTTCCGCATAACCTAAAAGGTTTCCACCATAAGTCGCACCGTTTGCCATCTCTGCTAACGTTGCTAGGTTTTCGCCATAGTCTTGAGAAAGTAACAGGAAGTCGATTAAATCGTGTTTACGGGCTTGTTTGCGAATGTTTGCGTATAAAGCACCTAGATTGTAGATTGCGAACATTTCGGGTTCTAACCAACTAATCACTTCACGAGCTTGAGCAGTTAATCCAGTCGCTAGCATTGAGCTGATTAGTCCGTATTCTAGGTTGTAGTTATTATCTTGCGTTACCATTACCAATTCCCCTCTAAAACTTTATCCAGTGTTGTCTCTCTCAAGATATATTCAAAATCTGCTTTCCAGCCTCGATTGTTTTCGCCAAAGTAGAAATTTGGGGCGGACTTTAAGAAGTCTTTGAAATACTCACCAAGCGCGGACTCTACATCTGACTCAATTTCAAATCGTTTAATAAACACTTGAGCGAGTTTCTTAATCGCTTTCTTGCGTTTATCACTTAACTGTGATGGATTAGCGATTAGTGGTAGATTTGAATTTAATTCTTTCACCAAGGTGTTGTATGTTTCTGCTACTGCTGAATAATTAACCTTGATTGAATTTTGTTTTTTGTCAGTGTGCGGCTTGTCCGCACCCCCGACTTCCGTGTGTTCTGCGTTAGCAGATTCCCCGTTAAGGGGTAAGGGGTTATTTGTATGTAATCTAGTGTAGTAATCTAGTGTATTAACGAATGTCACTTTGCCGCACTCCCGAATGTCACTTTCGGACATTGGGGAATGTTCGTTTTGTACATTCGCCAATGTTGCTAATAATTCGTCTAATTTGTCACAGTCAATCTTGTAATAAAGACGATGCTCTAAACGTTTGTAAGTCTCGATTAAAACACCTTTTTCACGGAGTAATTTGCGAGCTGTTTCTTGTTCTTTTCTTGATAAGCCAGTCTCAACTTCTAATTCTTCTTGAGTTTTGTAAACACCAAGATCTGAATCTGTTTTATCTTGCCAGTAGAAGATTTGTTCAAAGAATACTTCAGCAATAACACCACCAAATAGACGTGCTAAATTTGGGCGATATGCAATCACTCTA